TATTTTTCAGCGAATGTAGGAAGGGAATATAAGGAAGGAAAGGACAAAAAAAGCCGGTAACTACTGACCGGCTTATCTGTGTGTGTGTGACGGGAGCTTTACTTAATCTTCATTGTCTTCTTCAAAGAGACTTCGCATTTCAGTGACTGATGCTGCAGTAAGTGATTTACGAAGTGCTTTCTCGTATTTCAATTGACGCTCCAGTTCTAAGTAACGCATAAAGTCATCCCCAGTTTTATCTGCTTTATCTTTTAACAGCTTTGATTCATGTTGGAATTTTAATGAACGCTCCAAAGATTCCTCACGTTGTACGTGTTTCCCAAATAAAATCCGTTCAATAGTAGAATATACCCATATTTCAAAAGTAGGATTTAACCAAGCAGCAAACTTAATAGCCAAAACGCGGTGCATCCAAGTACCAGTTTTTTGACGCGACTCTATTAAATCAGCTTCACATTCTATATTTAAAAAGCGAGAATTCTCGCTTTTTAAAGCTTCCCTAATGAATGAAATAGTTCCTTCATTTCTCATAAATGCTTCTACTTTCCGACCAAATGGCTTTGCCATTTCAGTCGCATTTACCATCATACCATTGTTCTTATCCAATGCAAAAGTGATTGGATTCTCTTTAAAAATACAAATTTTTGTTTCCATTAGATTAATTATTTCAATTAAACATTTAATAAATCATACGCAAATATATTATATATATCTGATAATCAAGTGTTTAATTAAATATTTAACGTTTATTTTTAAAACAGTAAGAATTAAAAGCACAAAAAAAAGCCGGGAACTACCGGCTTATCTCTTGTGTAACTGAATTAAACGATGGTAGTTCCCAAGCTTCTTCTATTTATTACTACGTTCCTGAAGCATCCAGCGAAAATCGCATCCGGATGCTCCCGGACGGTTTTGGAATTTGAAACCGGCATCCGCCATCGCTTGGAAAAGTTGCTCCTTTGTAATGTCAGCCGAAGGATCCAAACGTTTGATGGCGGTATAGACTTCATCGGTAGAGAACCAATGGGTGGTATGACGAGCGTCCGGAGCCGGACGATAGGTTGCTTGCAATCCAGCTATGTAAATGCTGATATTGGTGATTTTCTGTTCTTGATTATTCATGGTCAATAGGTTTTTTGAAAGTTGAAATATGTTGTGCAAGATAACGAAGATTACGCACAATACGCAGACAATCCTTGTCTGAATCTAAAACAGGTGGAATATCTTCAGCAATCACAATATCTATAACCTCATTGATTTGATTTAAAGTTTCATCGACGTAGTTTTCTTGCTGAAGAAACTTAATGGTTTGAATGGCTTCGGGAGTAATGATTGCTCCATCAACATTAGTATTCATACCTTACCTCCTTTCTGCATGGAAATAGTTAAATACTGGCCTCGGGAGAGGCGGATAGATGTGGTACCGTCATCGGAACGATTGACGAAGNATGATTCGTAATCCCGAAGGCTTAAGAATTGGGAAAGAGGGCAACCGCCATTTCATATTTAACATTTTCGTGACATCACAAAAATGATAGAGTATGGGCATAAAAAAAGCCCATCGAATTTCGTGGAGCAATTAACCGAAGCTCACCGGGATTATATATAATCATGTTTTAGCTTTTGCAAAGATGGAGATAAAATTTGAATTTGCAAAAAAGAAACGCATTTTTCTACATCCATTACTAAACATACATTTCTACCCACCAAAACCAAAATGCCAAATATCACTTCCGAATGGCCATACCTGTTACTGTTATTTTCTGAACAGATAGTTTACTTGCTTGATCAAATTCCATCGTGGATGCTATTTTAAGATTGATAACTCCATTGGCATCAATCTCATGTAATCGTGAAGCGAGATTGGCAAATGCCATTTGCACATCAGGAGCCCTATACACTTTCTTACTCATAGATCCAACATAATAATCATCTTTAGATTCTCTAATATTAGATCTATCATCTTTACGGCTCCATCCACCCGTTTCCTCAGCGACTATACTGCCTATCGGTTCATAACTAAAATTGACGGAATTAGATTCAGTTACAAATATTCCTTGTTTAGTCAATGTAGAATAATCAACAACCTCAACAAAGGATTTAGGTGTTGGCATATAGACCGCACATGAAGTGAATACAAATAGGCTAATTATTAACAAAAATATTTTTTTCATACCATATAAATTATTAAACCATGCCTCAAAGATAACCATAAATAAAATTACAGTGCATTTTTTAGACTAAAAAAATAGCAAGTATATGAAAAAGCCCCCACTTAGTGTGAAGGCTTCTTCTTTTTAAAGATACGTTTTTAAAAGCGATGCTTCCTCAAGAGGAGACGAGTGAACGCTACAATTTCGTTTCCATCAATTTTGATTAAAAATGATAGCACAGATATCAAACAAAATAGTTTATCTTTGTATAAAATAGGAAAAAGATGGAAACAGAGAATTTTAGAATCAGTAGCAATAGCATCGAGTATCTATCGACAGACATCCTCAAACTGTATTATGAAAGTGCGCAAAAACGCATGGGTGACTATCATAAGCAAGCTA